CTCTTTTAAGCTCATTCATCAATCCTCCTCGCAGAATCCTCACCATAAACGACATTGAGTCCCGAGCCGTTGTCCCAGCGGACAAGGATGCTTCCGATGTCATCGACGGCAATCACCGTGCCTTTCGTACCTACAGGAGGCGCCTGCGGATCATCCATCTTTAAAAGCTCCACTCTGGCTCCTCTTGGATAGGATTTCCTTAGTGCTTCAAGAGCATGTTTGTTAATCGTTCTCACGGCTTTCCTCCTTAGAATGACGGTAAGCGGAAGAACCGCTCAGGTTTTGAAGCAGCATTCTTCTTGCGTCCTTGTATTCCTCACCGATGTAGCCGAGCCTTAAGAGAAAACAGCGGAAGCTGTACTTCTCGTTGTCCGTCACGGTTTCCCGTTCCAGAACCCTCGTCTGTTCTCTCGCCATCTGGCAGAGCTTGGAGACAAACTCCGTATAGACTTTTGCTTCGTCAGCTCCAAGGATGCGGTCAAACCAGGGAAAGTCCACCGTCTCGATGTTTCGTTCTGCTGTGGTGCGGTCGGCGTTCAAGGCTTTCTTTATGAGTGCCCCCTTGGATTCCAAGATCCGGTCCAGCTTCTGCATGGTTTCTGTTGTAAAGAACTCGGCCGGAAAGGAAATGGTAAAACCGTCTTTTACAGTCTCAAAGCCCTGTGCTTCAAGTTCTGCGACAATCCTCTCAACATCATCTCTCAAGAAATTAACGCCCCAAATCATCGTGCCGTCTTTTTCTAAAAAAGAGTTTCCAATGCGGTAGCTCATGGACGGCATGCCAAGGTAGTTCACTTCCGTTTCGAGTGTCTCCGCCAGTGCTTTGGCGAGGTCTTTTCTTTTGTATCCCTCGAGGGAAAATCTTGTTTGCATGGTTTTTTCCTCCTTCTTTTTGTAGGTACATGTTCGCTCTAAAAGGAAGATAAGCCAAGTCCTAAAAGCCTTTATTTGCAGGGTTTTTGGAAGATTTATCCGACAAATTTACAGCTTCTTGTTTGTTAAGATTTGACGGTCTTCACAAGTTTTTCGTAGGGGATTTTCTTGCCGTCCCGCTCCACAAAAACACCTGTTGCATCACCGTTTTTATACTCCACATACCGTCTTAAAATCACAGAAGCATACTTGTCATCAATCTCCGCCATGTAGCAGATACGGTCGGTCTGTTCGCAGGCAATGAGGGTAGAACCGCTGCCGCCGAACAAATCAAGAACGATGCTGTTTGCCTGGCTAGAGTTTTGAATGGGATAGCTTAAAAGGTCAATCGGCTTTGAGGTCGGATGGTTCTCGTTTTTCTTAGGCTTGGCAAACTGCCAGACTGTCTTTTCCGCACGGCCCGCATACCACTTGTGCTTTCCTTTTTTATTCCAGCCAAAGAGAATCGGCTCATGCGACCACTGGTAAGGTGACCTTCCGAGAACCAGCGAGTCTTTTGCCCAGATGCAGACACCAGACAAATGAAAACCGGCATCTTCAAAAGCTTTTCTAAAAGTGAGGCCTTCCGTGTCCGCATGAAAGACATAAGCGGATGCTCCGGCTTCGGAAACATCAATCATGTTCTTAAAAGAGCTGAGGAGAAAGTCATAGAATTCATCCGCTTTAAGATTGTCGTTTTTAATGGATAGACCGGATGCACTCTCATAACTCACAGCATAGGGCGGATCGGTCAGGATAAGGTTCGCTTTTTTTCCGTCCATGAGCTTTTGTACATCTTCACGTTTTGTTGCGTCACCGCAAATAAGCCGATGCTTTCCGACCGTCCAGACATCGCCCGCCTTCACAAAGCTTGCTTCCTCCAAAGCGGCAGTCAGGTCGAAGTCGTCTTCTTCCGTTTCGATTTCACCTAAGAGCTTATGAAGCTCGGCGTCTGTAAAACCTAAAAGATCCAGGTCAAAGTCCGCTCCTTCCAGTTCGGAAAGTTCTATTGAGAGCATTTCTTCATCCCAGCCGGCATTCAATGCAAGCCTGTTGTCGGCCAAAATATAGGCGCGCTTTTGCGCTTCGGTCAGATGTTCCACAAATACACAGGGAAGCTCCGTCAAACCTTCTTCTTTGGCGGCTAAAACCCGGCCATGTCCTGCCAAGATGTTGTAATCCTTGTCAATCAAGCAGGGATTGATGAATCCGAACTCACGGATAGAACTTCTAAGCTGCAGAATTTGCTCCTTGCTGTGCGTTCTGGCATTCCTCGCATATGGGACGAGTTTATCGATGGGGACTTTCTCAAAATGTTCTGTCATTTTCATAGACTCACCCCCGTATGAAGCAAAAGCCCTGCCAGGTCATTTTCCCAAGGCAGCCTGCCGTCGCCGAAGTGGCCTGTGACAGCAAGGGAGGCATAAGAGCCCCGCCTGAAGCGGAGATATTGAATCATGGGCAAGACAGACAAGGGGAAAAGCGTCTCGCATTGTTCCCTGATGGTTTCAAGATCCTTTTTCTCCGTACCGAAACAGTCGATGTCCCAGTAAAGAGGATCGGGCTTGCCGATGGCATAGGCTATGGAAACTTCACATTCTTTTGCCAATCCTGCAGATACAACACTGCGTGCAATGAGCCGCGCCATGTAAGCTCCCGACCTGTCCACCTTGGTCGGATCTTTCCCGGAAAAAGCTCCGCCGCCGTGCTTGGAAAGCCCACCATAGGTATCGACAGCGAGTTTTCTTCCGGTAAGCCCGGTGTCTGCCGCAGGCCCGCCTATAACAAAGCGTCCTGTCGGATTGACGAGGATATCTTCTTCGTCAAAGGGAAGAATATTGTTAAGCACCGGATGGATGACATGCTTTAGGACTTCTTTTCGCAAATCGTTTGTCGTGATGGATTCATCATGCTGAGTAGAGAGAACCACCGAGTGGATTCTTGAAGCTTCATCTTCTTCGTACTCCACGGTCACAAGACATTTTCCGTCGGGCTTCAGCCCTGAAACGACACTGTTTTCTCGTACTTCTTCAAGTCTTGATGTGAGCCTTCTTGCCAGCACCAAAGCCAAAGGAAGAAAGCCGGGCGTTTCATCCGTCGCATAACCGTAGACGATTCCCTGATCGCCTGCACCGAGCAGGTCTTCCGAACGGTTTACGCCACGGGCGATATCGGGGCTTTGCTTATGAAGCCGCACCTTGATGCGAAATTCCGAAGGTGTATATCCGGCAGAGCGAAGCGTGTATTTTACAACTTTTCGGATATGTACTTTTGCCGTACTTGTTACTTCTCCCGCAACTAAAATGAGTCCCTTAGTTGCCATGACTTCCACAGCGACTCGGGACTCGGGATCTTTTTGCAGGTAGCTGTCAAGTATGCTGTCGGCGATATAATCACAAAGCTTGTCCGGGTGCCCCTTGGTCACAGACTCCGCTGTTTTATAGTGTTTCATCTTGATTTTCCTCCGTTTCGATAATGTGTATTTGAACCCGCCTTAACTACTCGGAAAGTCAGTTCGTCGGTCATTCCTTTTTCTTTCGCAGGAGCCACTCCATCATGTCGTCTTGAGGAGTGGAGATAAATGCGGTCGTTGTGTTTTGCTTCACGATGTCAAAAATCTCATACCAGATGAGATTTGCCTGTTTCTGAAAGTTCTGGCTCATCGAAACAAAGGGACTTGCTATTGCGCCGCCGGTGGTCGGATGTTTTCCTAAAAGGCCATAGGTGCTGATTGCTTCCTCGCATTGAATGAAACGTGCGAAGGCCTGAGCGTAAGATTCAATGAGCCTGGGGTTCACGAGCTTTTCGCAGCGTCTTTCTTTTAACCAGAGCCAGGTTTCTTCATAGATCTCGTCCGCACCTAAAGGTTTCCCGTCCTTTTGCCTTGCGGAAAGGTAGTCCGACGGCTCGGGCATGTCTTCACCATATAAATCCGAGATGCCTTTAGGCTCATCCGGAGCAAAAAGGGCATCCGGATCAAAATCGTGTGTTTCTAAAATATTTGCTTCTTTTCCAGCGGCAATCTTATCAACGAGAGGGTCCGGCTTGCTGCCGGCCTTTACACGTCGGCCGCCTCTGTAGGTTCCGTCTCTTGCCACAAGGCACCTCCTTTCCGTATAAAATAAAAAAGGGGTTTAATCCCCCGTTTGAATTGAACTTTTTTCGCGCGTGACCCACCGCCCGTTGCACGCCAAATGCTCTGTAGAGATTGACATCCCCCTAGGGGTCAGCTCCATCTGTCACCGCGTCTTGCGTGAATCTCTGAGTGACAAGATTTGCAAAGAGCCATCAAATTATGATGTTTGTTCGTGCCGCCTTCTGACAAAGGAACGATGTGATGGACTTCTTCTGAGGGGACGAGTCTCCCGTTACGCTTGCACTCCTCGCACAATGGATGGGTTCTTATGTAGCGGTCGCGGATTCTCTTCCAAGCTCTGCCATAACGTCTTCTTGTCTCCGGGTCTCTCTGATATTTTTCGTAGCGTCTGTTTTCCTCCTGCTCATGTTTCTTACAAAATCTTCCTTCAACAAGCTCCGGACAGCCAGGGTAAGAGCAGGGGCGTTTCGGTTTCCTTGGCATAAAACACCTCCCGCAATAAAAAAACCTGCAGCAGCTTGCCACAGGTCTCTATATTTTTTCCTAGTTTAAGAATAACAGGCTCTTTAATTACATCTCAATGCCAGTTCGTTCCTATTTATTCCGTATCGTTCCAAAGTTCCTGCATCGTTTTATTGGATTGATGAAACGCTTCTAGACTTGATAGAATTTCCTGCTTTCGTCTATGCATACTGGTCTTGCTGATATAAAACTTGTCCGCTGCTTCAGCTTGAGAAAGCTTTTCAAACCACAAAGCTTGAATTACTTCCTGTTCTTCCTGTGGTCTACTTTTAATCATCCAATCCAAATAGGAAAGTTGACGAAATCGAAGCTCAGCATGATTAAGCCGCAGGTCAATAACTTCATCATGAACAAAGTCAGCACAGCCTCTCAGGTACTTTAAGATGGCTCCAAGTTCTATCGTGTTGCCTGAAGGTTCCGGTCTATCCTGCTGAAGCATCATCTGCAACAGGTAAAGGTCTGCTTCAAGCTCGTTGTGATAACGCTCATAGTTGTTCAGCAACTGTTCCATCACAAATATCCTCCTCCCTGAAACCGAAATATCGGTACTGCTTTTCAAGTGTCTTAGCCATACGGCAGATGGCTCTTTCTTTCTTCCTCGAAAACTCCACACCGCTTAAAGAAAAATGCTCACAGATTTCGCTCCAGCGTTTGCCCTCCAAAACGTCATAGGTCATGAGGTCTCGGTAATACTTGGGGAGTGCTCTGATGGCATAGCGGATAAATTCCACTTCCTTGGCCGCCTTTTGATATTCTTCCGTCATTTCCTTTTCCGCCCTGTGATTGATCAGCCAGGCAAGCCTGCGGTAGGAGGTAGCAATATAAAAGACCCGGTTCTTGGACCGTTCTTTTTGCACCGGAACTTCATCGCCCGTCTTGCCGGGGAAGGTCAGCATATCCAAGACCTCACTTGCCGTAATCGGAATATAGCGCTCCATCTCTTGTTCAAGCTCTTTCATTCTTGCGGCATGCGCAGGGTAGCCTCTAATCATTTCTTTTACTTTCTTGATGCTATTCATGACAAACCCTCGCTTTTACCGCCTGCATTAAGGCCTCCTGCGTGACATCCTTCTTTTCCAAGGCGCGTGCCACATCCCGGTCGATTGTTCCTTCGGCAATAAGCCTGAAAATCACAACCGTATCTTTTTGTCCTTGCCGCCACAGCCTGGCATTTGCCTGTTGGTAAAGTTCCAATGACCAAGGTAGAGACATCCAAACCACAGTAGAACCGCCATGCTGAAGATTCAGCCCGTGTCCCATAGAAGCGGGGTGTGCCATAGCAATGGGAATCTCGCCTTTGTTCCAAGCCTGAAAATCCTCCGGTGTTTTGATTTCAACAGCATCCTTGAAACGCTTTTTTATCCGCATGCGTTCATGCTTGTAGTTGTAATAGATAAGGACAGGCTTGCCGTTGGCGGATTCAATCAAGTCCTCCAAGGCATCAAGTTTTACAGAATGAATTTCTGCGACTGCACCCGTCTCGTCATAAACAGCCCCCGATGCCATCTGCAGGAGTTTGTTGGTAAGGACAGCG